TGAACAACTTACCCTGGCCCTCGGATGATTTGGACAGGCCCGGACAGCCCAAGCATGGAGACCTCATCCTGAAAATGCTTAATCCCGTCCCAGAACCCGCTTGTTCTCAGCGATCACACACCCGGGGCCGCCCTGTCTTGGACAGCAGTGATCGGAAATACCACCGGACCGGGTTACGGACAAGGGTCGCTGCAAGCCATCGCCGTGGATTCGTCAGGCAGCGTGTACGTGACGGGCTACACTACCTCCGCGAACTTCCCTACCAAGAACGCTTATCAAGGCGGACAGTCCAAGGGGAGCGCCCCTTCGGTGTTTGTCGCCAAATTCAGTCCCGACGGCGGCTCGCTGGTCTATTCCACCTACCTGAGCGGCAGCGGCTGGGACTACGCCTATGCGATCGCCGTGGACTCCAGCGGCAGCGCCTATGTCACCGGTAACACCACCTCCAACGATTTCCCGATTACCGGCGGAGCCTACCAGACCCTCTGCTCGCCATCGCCGAGCACACCCCCAGGCACGGTCACTAAAGCAACCTGCAACACTAACAACTCGGCATTTGTGACCAAGCTGAATCCTGCCGGCGCCGGCCTGGTCTATTCGACGTTTCTGGGCGGTTATGGGGGGTCGGTAGGGACCGCGATCGCCGTGGATTCCGCAGGCCGCGCTTACGTTGCCGGCAACGAGAATGCCCCCTGCAACACCTCCTATGTTTTTCAAGCCTGCTTCCCTACCACCTCCAGCGCGACAATCCAAACCATCAACGCCAACAACGTTACGGACTTTTGCTTCGCCGCGGTGTTCGACGCCGCCGGCGCCAACCTGCTCTACTCCACTCTCTTCGGCGACTTGAACGGACTGAAGACCAGCGCTACCACGACCTCCGGCGGCTCCTGGGCTACCGGGATGACGGTGGATTCCAACGGCTATTTCTATCTGATCGGCTATACCACGGCAGGCAAGCTGCCGACCACGCCGGGCGCGTATCAGTCGAGCGGCGCCCCTCTCGATTACTCGGGCAGCGATGTGACGGCTTACCGCGGATTCATCGCGAAGTTCGATCCAGTCACTCCCGCCAACGGCTCATCGCTGGCCGCCTGCACCTATCTCGGCGGAAAAACTGGCAACACCAGCGACTATCTCAGCGGCATCGCCATCGATAGCTCCGGCAATATGTATGTAACCGGATACACCAATTCCTCCGATTTTCCGGTAACCAGCGGCGTTTATGGAACGGCTTGCGGATCGGGAGGAACCTGCTCGGCCGGCCACGTGACCAAGCTCAACTCAACGGCGACTGCCGTTGCATGGTCCACTTATGTGGGCGGATCCAGGCAGGATGGAGGCGACAACTTAACCGACATCGGTCCCATCCAGTTAGATAGCAAGGGGAATATTTACATTACGGGAATCGCCAATCCGAAGTTCCCATTAGTCAACCCCGTCGAGTCTTCCGGGGGCAGCGGAAACCCCGGGCAGGTGGTTGCCGAACTCGATCCCACGGGGAAGAACCTGCTATTCGCCACGGGCGTCGGGTCCGGCTGGCTCGATGGCATGACGACAGGCGGCCTGGCGGTCGACGCCTCCGGCGCTATCTATGTAGCCGGCAATAATATCGGCCCGGACCTGATCACCACTCCCGGCGCATTCGAAACCACCAACCCGTCTCCCGTTCCCACCTGCTGTTACCACGGCTTTGTCGCCAAGATTTCGCCAACCGGCCCGGCAGTCACATTGGCCCCGTCCGGACAAATCGAAGCCCTGGCGGCGGAATCCATCATTTCGGTGTATGGCGCGGATTTGGCCAGCGTAACAGTTGCGGCGACAACCCTGCCGCTGCCGACGTCACTAACCGGCAACTCCGTGACGGTCACGGACTCGGCCGGCGTCGCGCGTCCGGCTCCTCTATACTTCGTCTCGCCGGGGCAGATCAACTTCGAGATACCGGCGGGCACGGCCGCGGGAACAGCGACAGTGACGATCCAGAATCAGAACGGGACGATTCAGTCCACCACTATCTCAATCGGCGCTGTTTCGCCGGGGATCTTCGAGTTAAATGGCGCGGGGCTGGTAGCGGCCTGGGTCTTGCCGGTGATTTCCGGCGTCCAACAAACATTACAGCCGGTGTACCAGGTGGTGTCCGGAAGCGTGGTTGCTTTGCCGGTCAGTCTCGGGCCGGCCACTGAGCAGGTGTATCTTGAGATTTACGGCACGGGCTTCCGCAATGCCACCAACTTCACCGCGACGGTGGGCGGAGTGAACGTGCCGGTGCTGGGAGCGGCCGCGACATCGCAATTCGTGGGAGAGGATCAGGTGAACATCGGCCCGCTGCCGCAGGCGTTGGCGGGTAAAGGAAGCGTGAACATCGTTTTGACGGCGAACGGACAGCAGGCCAACGTCGTCACCATAACCATACAATGAACTCCAGCGAAGGTTGAAAGCCTGGTCGAAGCGCCGGCGGGACGCGGCGTCGACAGCGCGCTGCCCGAGATATCGCGAGGCGGCGACGCTCCGGCGGATCGTGCGTTGTGAAGCCTGCGGGCACCGCCGGCCATGCTGGGTTCTTCGGGGCTTTTCAGGCCTCGTAACATGCCGCGCACGCGTCGCGGAATTTCGCCATGTCCTGGGGGCTTCCCACGGTTACGCGCACCCAATTGGGCCACGCCGGCCACACGCGACCGATGATCACTCCCTGCCTCGCCATAGCCTGGGCGAACGCCTGGGCCGGACGCTTTACGTCGATCATGAACATGTTGGCCTCGGAGGGAATGAACCCGATGTTCCTCTTGGCGAGAAACTCGAACGTCTCCTGGCGAACCGCGTCGTAGATCCCGCGGCGCTCGGCGACGACGGTCTTCGATTGCAGGCTGGCGGTGGCCCCCGCCATCCCCGTGATGGGCAGAAAGCCCATGCCCGCGTACTGGCCGATCTTGCGCAGCAGGTCGGGCCGGCCCATCGCGGCGCCGGCCCGCAGCCCGGCCATCCCATAGAGTTTGGAGAAGGTGCGAAGAACAATCAGGTCCTTGCCCGCCGCCACCAGGTAGGACGACTTTTCGGCGTGCGTCGAAAAGTGAATGTAGGCCTCGTCCAGCAGCACGATGGCGCCGGCCGGCTTATTGTTCACCAGCCACTCGATATCGGCCTTCGGGGTGACCGTGCCCGTCGGGTTGTTGGGGTTACAGATGTAAATCACGCCCGGTGTCGGGTGGGCGGCAGCCATCTTCCGGACGTCATGGGCGAAACTGCCCTCCGCCAGCGGCACGCCGATCGCGCTCGCGCCCACGAACTGGGCCGCGCGGCCGCCCGCTTCGTAACCGGGGTTCCCGAAGACATACGGCCGGTCCTTTCCGCAAAAGGAGAGAACGGTGCGATGCAGCGCATCGCTTGAACCCGCGAAGGGCTGGACGTAACCCGAGGCGAGGCCCTCCTGTTCCGCCAGGGTCGCAGCCATCCTGGAACTCTCGCCCATGAGATACCGGCCGCCCTTCTGCACCATGGCGTGAATCGCCTCGGCCGCCTCCGCGCACGGGCCCATGGGATTCTCGTTGGCGTCGATCCTCACGGCGTCCGGATCTCCCCCGCCCCGCATACCGCGTTGCGCCAGCGCCGGCTCGTTGTAGAACGGCAGCGCCGCCCCCGCGGTGAGCAACCAAGCGATTCTGTGAAAGTCGCGGCGCGAAAACCCCCGTGTCGCGAATTCGGCTTTCTGCCTGGAATTGAGAACCTCTTTCATGGCGGGACCTCCCGACTGGGCTTGTGGGGATTGTACAACATCCGGCAGGCAGCCGGCCGTCAGTGGGACACTCGGTCCGTCGTTGGCGTCGAACCCGCCCGCCGCCACACGGTATTCGAGTCCGAACCGCTCGCGTCCCGGGGAGTGGCCGGACCGGCCGCCGTGCATGAAAGCACCTTTCAGGCGCTGCCTAAAGCCGGAAAACCGCCGAATTGAAGTATGCTGATGAAAACTGGGCAATCCCGGACGACACACTGAAATGCGGCTTCGCTCGCTTCTATTGTTGATTGCAACCGGCCTCGGCGCTTGGGCTGTATTGCGCGCTCAAAAGCCCTTTCGCGAATATGAAGCGATCGAGTATGAGAACTTTCCGCTGCCGCCCGATTATCAAGAAAAGCACGAATGGACCCGCGCGAGGCTCAAATGTCCCGGCATCAACCGGGGCTTCCGGTCCAGTCTGAACTGGACGATGGATTATCCGCGCTCGGATCGGCATCTGCTTCAAGGCGTGCGACGCCTGACGCGGATCGACGCGCGATCGGTGGAGCAGGTGGTGGAACTCGACGACGCCGGCGACGTTTACAACTGGCCGATGATGTACGCAGTTGAGGTCGGGCATTGGTACTTGCCGGACGATCAGGCGGCGCAATTGCGGGAGTTTCTGCTGCGTGGCGGTTTCCTGATGGTCGACGATTTTCACGGCTCGGAGGAGTATGGGGGCATGAACGAGTGGCAAGTTTTTGCCGCCAGCATGAGCAAGGTGTTCCCCGACCGACCCATCGTGGACATCGAGAACAGCGACCCGATCTTCCATACCATCTATGATCTGGACGACCGGTTCCAGGTACCCGGCTGGCAATGGACCCACACTGGGCTTACCTACGAAAAAGGCGAGACCGGCAGGCCGGCGCACTGGCGCGCGATCTACGACGACAAAGGTCGGATCATGGTCGCAATCTGTCATAACATGGACCTGGGCGATGCCTGGGAGTGGTCTGACGACCCCCGGTATCCGGAAAAATGGGCTGGGTTAGCCTACAGGGTCGCGATGAACTATTTCACTTACGATCTAACGCATTAGTCGCCTGTCGCCAGGGAACGTTCTTGGAATATAATCGTTGCTCATGCCACTCCCCGTTGACGCCGGCCTCCTCTCCGCCGCGCCAGGCGCCGACATATGCCATGCTGGAGTCATTATGCGAGATGTGGCGATCATCGAAACCGAGCTGATGGAAATCAGCGCCATTGCCGACGATACCATCAAGTTCGATCGCATCATTGTTTGGTGCGCGGCGCATCCCGACGAGGTCCCCTTCGCCTTACATCAGCTCATGGGCCGCCGCGAGAAGCAAGCGTCGTCTCCCTCCGAATGTGGCGCCGGTTGAAGCCGTTCTCGCCTTGGTATACAGTGGATTCTCGTGAAAGGAGATGGTATGCGGTTCGCTAAGGCCATTCTTTGCCTCACGCTGGTTCTTGGCTTGGTCCCCGTGGCGGGCGCCCAAGAGAACAAGCCGTTGCGGGAGCCGGACGTGATCTTCGTGCCGACGCCGCAGGCGGTGGTGGACGCCATGCTCAAGATGGCGGGGGTGCACAAGGGCGACGTGGTGTATGACTTGGGCTCCGGCGACGGCCGCATCGTGGTTACGGCCGCCAAGGAATACGGCGTCAAGGGAATCGGCATCGACATCAATCCCCAGAGAATCGCCGAAGCCAACGCCAACGCCACCCAGGCCGGGGTAACCAACCTGGTCGCGTTCCGCAACGAGGATCTGTTCGAAGCCGACATTCACGAAGCGTCCGTAGTGACTCTGTACCTTTTGACATCGCTCAACCTCAAGCTGCGGCCCAAGCTGTGGCACGACCTGAAACCCGGCGCGCGGGTGGTTTCCCAAACCTTCGACATGGGAGACTGGAAGCCGGAGAGAGAAGACGAGGTCGAAGGGCACAACATCTACCTATGGAGGATTCCGGAGAACGGAGGCGAAAAGAAATCGCTCCTCCGGCTTTTTGGCGGGGCTCCGGCGAGCCTTTGATTTCAGCCCTCTGGGCCAATCGCGAGAACCTCCGGCGAAAAACCGGCGAGCGCTCCCGGTTTCGCCAGGCGGCCGCAAACGGAAAATCATCGGCGCCGTACGCCTCCGCAATATAATTGGGATGCATGCATCCGATCTCGACGGCAAAGTGCGCCCTCCTCCGCCTGCCATGGCTTTTGGTCCTTTGGTTCGCCGGCGGCGCCTGCGCCCAGTGGAATCCGCTGAATCCGGTGACCGGTGTCCATCAGGAGGCCGATGGCGCCCGGTTCGAGATGCGAGTGGGCGTGTTGCGGATCCAGGTCTGCTCCGATTCCATCATCCGCGCGTGGTATTCGCCCACTTCCAACCTCCCCATCCGCCCGGACTTTGTCGTCACGAAGACCACGTGGCCGGCCGTCCAGTGGAAGATGGAGTCCACGGATAGTGAAGTCGCTCTGGTTACCTCGCGTCTGCGGGTGACAGTGAACCGCGCTGACGGCGCGATCGTGTACCGCGACGCCGCGGGCAAGCGACTCTTGCAGGAAGGCACGCGGAACATGACCCCCGCCAGGGTCAACGGCGAGGACGCCTGGCGCGCCACGCTCTCCTTCTCCATCTATGCTTCCAAGGAGGCCTTCTACGGCCTCGGGCAGCAGCAGGCGGGCGTCTGGAACTACCGCGGCGAATCCGTGGATCTCTCGCAGGACAACACGGTCATTGCCGTTCCCCTCATGGTATCGACCAACGGCTATGGGCTGTTTTGGAACAACACCTCCAGGAGCCGGTTCAATGCCCGCTTCGTGCACGGTCTGTACCTGAGCTCGGAAGTGGCGGACGCCATCGACTACTACTTCCTCTACGGGCCGGATTTTGACAACATCATCGCCGCCTACCGGGACCTGACAGGCTCGGCCCCTATGTTCGGGAAGTGGGCCTACGGCTTCTGGCAATCCAAGAACCGCTACCGCTCCCAGCAGGAGCTATTGAGCGTGGCTCACCAGTACCGCCAGATGCACATCCCGGTCGACAACATCGTGCAGGATTGGTTCTGGTGGGACAACATGGGGTCGTTCCGGTTCAACAAAGACTACCCCGATCCGAAGGCCATGGTCGACGATCTTCACCGCAACAACTTCCACCTGATGATTTCGGCCTGGCCCTACTTCTATCCCGGCTCGGCGGCCTACGACGACATGGACAAACGCGGGTTTTTCCTCGACCGCAAGGTGGTAGCCGGAACGCATCCGGCCGGCATGGCGCTCTACGATGCCATGAACCCGGAAGCCCGCGCCGCGTTCTGGCGCCTGATGGACAACGCTTTTTTCAAGATCGGCGCGGATGCCTGGTGGCTCGACACTACCGAGCCCGAGACGTCGGGACGCGAAGAGAACATCCTCACGCGCGATCAAACCGCCATCGGCAGCGGCGCGCGGTACGCCAACATCTTCCCGCTCATGCATGCCGCCGGCGTATACCAGGGGCAGCGGAACGAGACCGACCGCAAACGGGTCTTCATTCTTTCCCGCTCGGCCTTTGCCGGCATTCAGCGCCACGGCGTGGCTGCCTGGTCGGGCGACGTCGCCTCCGATTTCGAAACATTCAAGCGCCAGATCCCTGCCGGGCTGAATTTCTCCCTTTCCGGCATTCCTTACTGGACAACCGATATCGGCGGATTCTACCTCGGGAACCCGGATGATCCGGCCTACCGGGAGTTATTCGTGCGCTGGTTCCAGTACGGAACCTTCTGCCCTATTTTCCGGGTGCATGGAACGCGCTCCACGGATCCGTCGGAGCTGTCCGCCTGGGGCCCCGAAGCGGTGACCATCGTGGTGGACGCCAAAGGAACGCGCGCCCCCAGCCATAACGAACTATGGTCTTACGGCCCGGAGGCGCAGAAGATCCTCATGGCCTTCGATCGCCTGCGCTACCGGCTCATGCCGTACATCTACTCCCTCGCCTGGAAGACCACCAGCCAGAGTTATACTCCCATGCGCGCCTTAGTGATGGATTTCCGCGCGGACCCCAAGGTTCTGAACATCGGCGACCAGTTTATGTTCGGACCGGCGATCCTGGTCAATCCGGTCACCGAGCAGGGAGCCACTACCCGGCGCCTTTACTTGCCCGCCTCCGAGTGGTACGACTTCTGGACCGGAAGCGTCCTCACCGGCGGCAAAATGGTGGACGCCGCGGCTCCGCTCGATCGCATCCCGCTCTACATCCGCGCCGGGTCCATCGTTCCCATGGGACCGGACATGGAATACGCAACGGAAAAGCCCGCCGACCCGATCGAACTGCGCGTTTACGCCGGCGCCGACGGCGACTTCATGCTCTACGAAGACGAGAATGACAGCTACAACTACGAGAAGGGCGCATACGCCACTATTCCCATCCACTGGAGCGACGCCTCAAAGCAACTCACCATCGGGGAACGCAAGGGCAGCTTCCCAGGCATGATCCAGTCCCGCACATTTCGCGTCACCTTTGTAAGTCCGGGGCACGGAGCCGGCGTGGCGCCGGCCGTCCGGCTGGACAAGGTTGTGCCATACTCCGGCAAAGCCGTTACCGTCCTCAGGTGACCTGTCGGCGGGGGCGAAGGCCGGTTGCACCGGCGTGGCCCGCAAGGCGCCCAACGGCGCTGTAGCAGGGCATTGAATCCGACCAGCCCCACGTTAACTAGCGCCCATCCGTAGAAGTGAACCCACGCGGTCCCGAAGTCCATGTGGGAAGTTGACCAGATAGGTGCCGCGCTTGCGACCGCGTAGATTTGGATCTCACTCGGCCAGGGACGCCAGACCCGCGCGAGTTTTCTTCTGGCGCGTTGCGCGTCGTCCCCTGGCGTCCCTTTAGGCCCGTAACTCTATGAAAACATGGTAGCGCTAACGGGAATCGAACCCCAAACGTTACAGGCTTGGCCAGATGTGGCGGTGCCAACTCTTCTGTTTGCGGACTTGGCCGTCCGGCCGATGCTGCGCCAGGGTCGCTATCGAGTGCCGACGTGGTCGCTGGAAGAGGAAGGGTTCAAGGTCACCGTCGCCAATGGATGCCGAGAAAAGACTGTGGCAACCCTCTACGGGCAGGAGATCGGCTTCGCGATCCTGGAGAAAGTAGATCGCATCGACCTCACATCCCCGCCGAAGGGCGGCGTGCTGGAACGGGTACTCACATACGGCGGCAAGCCGTACCGGTATGAGTTGTCCGGCCGACTGTCACTTCAGATCTGGAAGCCGTAAGGGGGCGCGCGGCGGAAAAGGCCGAGGCTGAGCGTATCGCCGCGGAACGTGCGCACCGGGCGGAACAGATCAGGCAGGAAGAGGCGCGCGTGCGAGCGTTGCATCGGGCCGCCACGAACCTGGAGCGAGCGGAACGAATTCGCGGGCTGGTCGCGGCCGCCAGGGAGACCGCACTGGCAGACGGCCAGGCGGTGGAACCCGGCGCAGCGTTCGGCGACTGGCTGGTCTGGGCGGCGCACCAAGCCGACCGGCTCGATCCCCTAAAGGTGAGCCCGCCGTCGATCATTGACACGAAATCCGCGCCACAACCACGGTACGTCCCGTATGGGTACGTCAAGCCGGACCCGCCGTTTCGGTGGCCGAAGCCGCTGTGGAAACTGAATTGAGTTTGAGCGCGCGTGACGTCCAGGTTGCCGAAGATCAGGTCGAGGGCCTTCCGGTAGCTGGCTCCGAACGGCGCTGTATTCCTGTTGGCGAACAAGCACTGTGCCGGATCCCCGGTCAATTCCTCGCGGCGCGTTGGCCAGCCACTGGGGGGAAACTGGGGGGATTCAGCCGTCCACGTTTGGGTAAATTCGGGTAAGGATGGGTAAAGATTTAAAATTGCCGTGGATTGGGCGCAGTGCGGCAAGTGGCGTGTTCAGTAGAGGATACGTTGAAACTAAAGGACTTATTCTGGCTCCTCAGGTAGGACTCGAACCTACAACCCTTCGGTTAACAGCCGAAACGGTTGTAGCCGCCTCGCATTGCAAACACAACCACTTAGAGGCGCGAAAAACTGATTATCGCGTCAATTGGGGGGACTCTGGGGGGACCCTGTCGCCATCTGGCAGAACACCCCCCTTGCTCGGCCCTTCTGCGGCGCCCTCTCGTTCCAGCACAGCCCACATTGCGTTCCCGAAGTTCGATTTCTGAGCGCCAATCCTCACAGTAAAGCGCCTGGTTCTGAGGATTTCCTTGACTCCATGCTCCTCCTCGAATAGGCGGCGAAACTCATCGGCGGTGAGAAACTTCGCTCCCTGATCACGCAGAACGTATCTATAGTAGAGATTGAACAGAAGAGGCATCCAGCCTGTTTTCCGGGGGTCTTCGTAGTCTACGACAATGACCTTGTGCTTGGTCACACGCACCAAGTTCTTAATCGTCTCGACGGCTTCCTTGTAATCTCTCATGTGGTGCAGCGAGTTCTTGCAGACGCTAATATCAAAAGCCTCTGCTTGGTACGGTGCATCACTCGACGAATGATTCGTGAAATAGACGTTGGGTATTCTGTTTCGCAACTTGTGCTTCATCAGCACATTGATCGAATCCCACGCTACGTCATTTCCTACAATGACGCTGCCACGGGGCAGTCTCGCCTGTATGTCGAACAAGAACTTGTCCTCGCCACACGAGATGTCCAGAAACCTGCACCCACTGCTTGATCCGGCGACCGTCTTCTCAACCTCGCTGATGACGAACCGCTTTGCCCCGCCCCTCCCAAACAGTCGGAACAATGGCTTGACGAAAATGTTGTGGAACTTGATTAATCCCGTGACGGCATGACTAGCTGCAATCTCTTCGTCATGGTCCTCGGTAAGTGTGTACTTCAACTTCTTCTTGGCGTATTCGAAGACGTGCCTGTCTCCCCCCAAAATGAACCGGTCCTCGATGGACCCAATATCGGCCTCCGTGATTCTAACCCGCTCCGCCTCCCGCGAGTGAAGCGCTTTCGATGTCGGCATTTGCACCCTGCACATGAAACCGATTCCATCGTGAGCGTGATAGGTAGAGCCATGAAAAAAGTGATTTTGCAGGTACACCAAGGGTGTAATCTCGCCAATCGAAACGCATCCCAATTCTTTAAATTCCTTTTCCGCGATCCTACGAACCGCTTCCAGAACGCACTCGCGCAGAGAGAAGAGCTTTATCGCGCCGGCTGGAAGACGGTACCTGCAAGGTTTGCCCGGCCCTTCGCCGAACATTCCGCCCGTATTCGGTACAGTGGAACCAGAAAGCGGGACAGAACCTCCCGGACCAGCCGCAGCTCTAGAACTCGCAACTAAGCTGCCAAGTGCGGTGAGGATCTCACTTCCAGACGTGACCGTAAACACTTGGTCAAGTCTCACAGTCTCGGCAGCAACCAGAGCCGGAATGACGTACGTCCGGTAGCCAGCCGCGTAGACGAAAACTATTACAAAGAATCGCCTTCTCTGACAGTACTCCAAGAATGGGCCCGGCGTGTTTTCGGAAACACAGTGCTGCACTGGCAATTGATAGAGGTCCCGGTACAGCCGAAACTCGCGTTCGATATCGCGGTCAGAATGACTATACTCAGGCATGATTCTCCTTAATAGCGCATCGGCACGGCTACCCTTTGAGCGCGCCCCTTATCCACTCAACGACTTCGTCAGCGTTCCGCTTCGCGGTATCGACCTTAATCCACTGGAATCTCTCGAATTCAGACACCATTCTCTTCCGCAATTGTTCGTCTTCCAGAAGTCGGTCACCGGCCGTGATCCGGCGCCGGCGTCGGATTCGCTTCATTCGCTCAGATTCGTCCGAGACCTCGAGTAGGAACGCGTAGTCCGGTGCGACAAGGGTCAATTCTTCCATGTTCCAGTCGAGTCGGATACCGAGTGCACGGTGATAGGCAATCGTGCTGCCAAGGTATCGATCACAGACTACATCACGCTTCGCCAATTCGCGGCGAATTACATCGGAAGCATAAGACACCGAGCACAAATAAAACAGAAAGCGCGTGTCTAAGCTTCCTTGTTTGTCGACATACTGCCGAGCCGAGTCGAACGGTGGGGGCGGCGTCCTGATGTACTTCCCACCAATCACCCGGGCCAGTCTATGAGCAACTGTCGTCTTGCCGGTCCCGTCGATGCCTTCAACTACGATCAATTTGTGCTTACTGCCGATTGAGGGAACTGTCTGTGAGATCATTGAGCGTTTCCAGCCAAAAACCTACTTACTCAGATTCTTGGTCTCCTCCTCTCCAGTATTCGAGACGTCGGCGAGAAGTTTGGCAATCAATCCGTTGTACCGGTATGATGGCGGCCGAATGTCAACCACTTCGATTTCAGTCGGCTTGCCCACAATGTTTGCAGTCTTCGAATCTCCCTCTCTCATGTTCAACAGCACGCGGCCTAATGGGCTGGTATATGAGAGGAGCCCAATAGCCGCATCGGATTCGCCGAAACCGCCTAGCGTAATCTCTCTGTCTTCGCCATTGAATAGTATCTTTGCGGTGGTCCCTATTCCAACACGTTCGGACTGCTCCTCCACGGTGATGACCTGTGCTCCATCAGTATCCTCTCGGAGCTTTCGCAGGAGTGCGGACTCCATTTCTAGCCTACGTTTGGCATCCTCGTAGCCAAAGTTATCATGCCAATCGCAGTTCAATCCTGCCTCATCGCCAGCTTCCCTGCCAATGGCCCGAACCTTGACTTCCTGTGCCTTGATTTGTCGCTGCTTTAGCTCAAGCCCCTGCTTTGTATAGTGCTTCGCATTCATTTTGCGCCACCCTCATTGATTTGGTCCGGTGCGGTCGGACGCTGTTCGCGATCTCTCCCATTTGCCTCCCGCGGAAGTCCTCCACCGGAACCCTCCGGCCCCTTACTACGAGAGCTGATAGCGCAGTGGTGTTCTTCGTGTTGCAGTATCGTCCCAAGAACGGAGGCGAAGTCTCTTGACGCATCGACGATGATGGGGCTGACATGCAGAAGACCGAACGTCTCAAAAAACTCACGGCGTACATGGGAATAAAAGCTGACAGCTTTCGTCCTGTCGGACTCGTGCGTGAAATATGCCGTCCGTTCACGCAAGAGATCGACTTTCAAGTCTAGGAAGTACACGAGCGGACTGAACTCGGAGACGTGGGCGCGGACTCGCGCTTCATACTTGAGCGCCACAGATGGATTCCGGACCCGAGCATATGCCAGGTTTCCTATATGCCACGTTTCAACAAATAGCGGTTGCCGGTGCATTCGAAGCTTGGAATCTCGTGCAAGCTCCTCGGCAATCACGGACTCGTCGAAGGACGGACCCAATTCCCATGGAGAGAGTCCGGCGATTGACTCCATCGCGACCTCAGGGAAGAAATCGTAACCGATTTCCTGGAGACGGAGACCTAGGCTGGTCTTTCCTGCCGTGTGCACGCCAGCGAGGACGTGCATCGACGTTAGTGGCATAGAGTGTTCAACGTCTCCCGGTTCATTATAGCCGGAAGCGCGCCACCACCAGCCGTTACTGTATCACCATCGATTGAGAAGCTGCCCCAGCATGCTGTTGCCGCTCGGCTTCCTCCCGGCGCTTCTCGTCGGCGGTTCTCTGGCGTGCGGCGATCTCGTCAAGGGCTCGCCGTTTGGCTTCCATTCGCACGTGGGAGTAGCGCGAAAGCATGGCGTGCGAGACGTGCCCGGCGATACTCATGATCACCTCGTCGCCCGCGCCCGATTCGGAAAGCTCCGTTACCAGCGTGTGCCGGTTGTCGTGCCACCGTCCGACCACCTTCGCCTTGTCGCGGACCTTGGTCCACGCCGTCCGCAACGTCGTTACGGGGCGGGTGGGATCGTTCGGCTGGCCCTTCCCGGCGGGGAAGACAAACCACTCCGGCTTGCACTCACCGAACCGCCGGATGTACCACGCGGCGTGCGCCTCAAGGGCGATCATGACCGTATCGTTCAGCGGGATCACGCGGCCCGTACCGGCGTCGGTCTTTGATTTGCCTACGGTGAGCTGCTTTTTATGGACGAGGTCGATCTGCCGCCACTGGAGTTCGCGCAACTCCTTGTCGCGCAGGCCGCAATTCAGATCCACGACGAGGGCGGGGTACATGTTTTTGCTCCGCAGCTTCGCAGCTTCCGCGAGCATGCGCGCCTTCTCGTCGGCGGTGTATGCGCGTCCGGGCGACGGCGGGAGGGCGAGTTTCATCGCCTTTTCTCGGCGCAATTTCGCGCGGATCAGATCTCCCTGGTCGCCGCACAGCCGCAACAGCAGCAGCACTTCGTCGTTGATGGTCTTGGGACCGGCCTTCGCCGCGAGACGATCTGTCTGGTAGCGTTTCACGACCGTCGGCGTGATCTCCACGACGAGCCTCTTGCCGAGGTGGTCCGTTACGTGTCCCAGAGCATACTCCGCGAACGTCCCGGATTCGTGTTTCAATTTGTAGTCGGCGAGGAATTCATCTGCTGCCTGCTGAATCGTTTTCCGGCGCTGCTTGCGGGCTTCCTCCTCGATGACCTGGCCATAGCTCTTCTCCAAGCGCTCCCGCTGACGGCTTTCCTCCCTTACCGCCTCGTCCCTATCCGCCGTGCCGGTGGACCCACGGTGCCGCCGCCCGTCCAGGGTGAACTCGTAATGGTAGAACGCTCCGTTTTTGAAAACGCACATGTGGCGAAATTGCCTCGACCCCATGAGGGTCTTGCGTTGCGAAACAGTCAAGTCGAAGATTTGCGCGGCTGGCCAGATCCACGCTGCGGTTTATGGCTCGGCTCTGCGGTGCCACCGCCGCCCGGTTGTGATTCCAGAAAGGCCATGATGTCCCCGAACTTATACCGAACCGTCGTGCCGTTGATGCGCCGGAACGGGCAGCCGATGTTTAACCGCCGTTCGTTCTGGAGCACTTTAACGCTGCACGCCCGGATGGCGGCGTATACGCGCTCATCGACCCACGCCCATGGGACCGCTGGCACCTGGGTTAGATCGACAGGCCGCGGAAGGCCGCTCATATCGTCACCGCCGTGCCGGTTTCTCGCTGGCAGATGTAAAGCGTTTCGCGCGCTCTGGTCAGTCCCACATAGAAGACTCGAATCACGGAATCGCGCGCCGCGCCGCCCCGGTTGTATTGAGCGTCCCCGGCCTGGCTGAGATCCGGAAAGAGATAGACCACATCGGCTTGGCCTCCCTTGACGGAGTGGATGGTCCCGACCACCACTTTGGGCAAATCCATGAGCGCGCGCGGCCCATGCACGGCGGCAACGTCTGCCGGAAACTGGATGCGATTACGGACGTCCGCAGTGACTCGGGTTCGCCACCAGTCAAGCAGCGCACGGTAATCGCCATGCCACGCTGCCAGCAAGGATTCGAGTGCCCCCGATCCGAAGATCGTCTGCAGATGCTCCATGGTCACCAGGGGGGAGCCCGCGCACGTCTGGATGATCTCTTTCGCGCCGCTCCTCAGAATGCCCTTCGACTCCAGCCACTCGCTCCACAACGCCAAGTCGCGCTTGGTCCACGCCCGATGGCCATCACCGAACTGCGGGTGGGCCACCAACAGGGAGAGGATGCGGTTGGCGCTGGAACCCTTCGTGCCGATCCGCAGCGGATTCCAGAATCCGTTCGTCTTGCGGTACGGGTTGTGGAACGGGATACCGTTCTTGCGCAGAATCGCGACCAACGGGTGGAGCATGTATGAGCAGGACGCGAGGAACATCACCGTCTTTCCCTGCTCCAGATGTTCCATGGCGCTCTTGAGGATGAAATACTCCGGCGACTTGTAAGTGCCACGCGAGAGCCTCTGTACTGCGCCATCTTCTGGTCGCGGCAGGTAGACCTTCTCCTGGCGTCTCGTGACCCGATGGATCAGATCGTTGGCGAGCTGGTGGACGGCGCGGGGAACCCGATGCGACTGTTTGAGGATGATCTTGTGGTCCTCGGGAATGTCCGGATCGAGGATGGCGTCCGGGGAAGCGCCCGTGAACGAAAAGATGGTCTGGTCGTCGTCACCCGCGAGAATGAAGTAGTTCGCGCAGTCGCCCCATTTCCGGATAAGCGTCAACTGCATCCGGTTGAGGTCCTGTGCCTCGTCCGCGAAGATGACCGCCGGGTGCCTGGGCGCGGCAGAGACGTCACGGTAGCACGTCTCGATTAGATCGGTGAAGTCGAGCAGACCCAGTGCATGCTTGTACTCCGTCCACTTCTGTTTGAACTGGCTCAGCACGATGGGCCAGCGGTTCTGCGGGATCATCAGGCCGCGCATACGGCTCAACTCACGAAGGACCTCATCGCCGTTCTTGGCCAGCTCGGCGTCGTCCTCCGCTCCCGCACCTTCGCTTTCGAGCCTGACCTGCTTCTTGGCCGGCGTGATGGCCAGGTGCGGGTTGTCTCTATTCCACTCGTCTACGCATGACTCCGCGATCACCGGTCTGCCGAGCGCGTGGTAGCAGTGCGAGTGCAGCGTGCCGACCCGGTCCGAAGCGATAGGCAGGTCGCGGCCAGCCAGTTCCGCGGCCGCCGTGCGCGAGTAGCTCGTCACCAGCACCGCGTCCGCACCGTGCTTCTCGACCGCGCGCTTGACCTGACGGGTGATGTTCGTAGTCTTGCCGCAGCCTGGAGCGCCGAAGATGCGGTATTCGGCTGTGACGCTGTGGTCGCGCTGCCCGATCTCCTCAAGTGTCCCGGTGGCCTGTTCCTCAGATGGCATCACTGGTGTGCTCCTCCCTCTTACCCGGCGAGTATTCAGCGGGATCGAACTGATCCAACGGCAGCACCCACCGGCCCTGTTCTTTGAACTTCTGGCCGCGAACGCGAATGCTCTTTCCGCCCAGTGCGCCGAGCATCGAGGCGACCGCCTTGACCGAAAGCATCTGGAGCATGGTTTTGTTGATGTACATCTGGATGTCGCTGGCACAGATGGCCACCTTGCCATCCAGCACGATTGGCTTCCGCTGGCTCTGAACCGGCTGCCCTTCAATGGTGTCGATAAAACCGTTCTCGGAGAGGTACTGCGCAACGTACATGCGCGCCGCGCCTTCCCACTCGTTCTCCTCGCCGCCCTGTTCAATGACGCAGGCGTCCAGCATGGCCTGCGCCAGTTGGTCCCAGTCCTTGCCCTTGAACTTCCGGATGATCTTGCCCGTCGAAGCGGCGATCTCCTCCCGAACGGCTATCTGTGACATAAACTTCCGGACGCTGAGAAACTCGGTTTTCCCCTCTTCCAACTCCATGTGATATGTCGGTTCCTTGCCGGCGAACTTCACGAGCCGACAGATCCGGACGCCCAGCACCGCGGAGATTCGTTCGCACAGTAGCGCCTTGGCGGCGGCAGGATCGAGGGTGGCACTATTGGGCGATCCACCTGCACCCGGCGCAACGGGCGCGCCCGGCGGCGCAGCCGGACCGGTCGTGGCGGAAAGCGGCGACGCGCCAAGCAGAACCATGGGTGCGTCCGGACCCAAACTGGGCCGAAATGCCTTCGCGATGGTCCGTTGGAAGTAGTCCAGGCGTGTGCGCTGCGACCTTGCGTACAGGCTCCGGTGGTGGACGATCAGGTCAACGATCTGCTGCTCGGTCAGACCGGTATGGGCACCAAAAGCCGCCAGCGCCATATCATACCCGCTCTGGCTCTGGTCCTTCAGGTCGTGTCGCTGGCGCAGCCAGGTATTCTTGAACCGAAGGTCTCTGGCCAGCCAGCCGTCGAGCAGTTCCTGGGGGATGCGCGCGTCGATGTTGATGACCAACGGCTTGTCCGCGAACCGCTCGGCCCATTCGCGCGTCGCCTTCTCTTCCGCTTCTGGATCGGGGACCGCTACGTCGTCAAGGTAATCCTGGAAATCAGAGAGGTTGTATCGCCTGTCCGTCGCCGAGTGGAGAGTGACGGCCTTCGGATTGTTCGGGTCCTTCAGGTTCGCCGTGCCGGGAATCCGCAACACGCGCGCCAAATCCGACAGTCGGTCGAAGGCCCAGCCGCGCTGCGACGCGCGCAGGCGCAGCAGAGTCTGCCACCGGGACACGAGCAGTGCCGTGTCCTTCCGGTCCTCGGCGTCATCGAAGATGTACGGTTCTTTGAAGAGCCACCAGGCGTGCGCACCGTTGCCGGTCGCGATCACCACGGTTGGCGGTATGCACTCGGGGATGATGGAGATCGCCTCCGCGATGGTCGCCGGGAGGGCCTTTGTGTGCGCCTCCGACTTCAAATCGAGGTCGGCCCAGAAGCCGCTAATGCCGGCGACATCGTCTGACACGCAGCGGTTCGTCGGCCCGCGGTCGGCTCTCGACAGGCCCACTCCCACATACACGTCCAGGCCGCGCGCCTTAACCACGAACTCCGCAGCGGCGGCGACGTCGCGGAACCAGTGGGAACATTTATCGTGCAGCGTCCAGATCAGGACGAACATCTCCTCGGGTTTGAGCTGCCAGAGGAGGTTGAGAAAGTTGAGCGGCGTCATGCGCTCAACTCTTAGAGGCGACCATCTCCTGGTGCCTGCCCCGGCTAGGTAAAGACCCCAGCCACGCTTCGACATCCGATGGCATGTACCGGACGGACGAGCCGATCTTGATGTAGGGGCATCCTTTCTTTAGAAGTCGATCCCTGCGCACAGACGCGACACTCCGCTTGGTGATTCGCGCAAGGTCGTGCTCATCGAAAAGGTGCTCGTTGTGACCCATTCCCATCGCGTACTCCCTGATTGATATTTCGGGCTACGAGTTGAGAATAGCTGCTAACAAGTTGATTTAAAACGAGATAAATTGCGGGGCGCTTCGGTTCGTTTCGGTTTGTTTCGGGTTAGTTCGGGTTTTCTGGCGGCAGGTAAGCTCTGAGGGAATCGGTCGTGATTTTCTTGTTCTGACCCTTTCCTTCAACGATCAGTATCTGGTCCCTAACGAGATTCTGCCGTTGGCGCTCCGTGAGGCCAAGGTACTGTTCTGCTGTCCTAAAGTTGACCGCGCGCTTGCCCGCCAGCAGGGAGGCGTCGCCTTTCCGCTCCTTGCCCGGTCGCGGCTTGGTGCGATCCTGTCGTGGCACATCGGAATCGACGGGCGAAGCAGACGGTTCTTGTACCGACGCGTCTGGGTCCCGGCGGTCCTCGGTTGCTCTCGGAGTTTCCGATTCAGTCGGCGCGCCTCCGCCGGCAATGCCCGAGAAGTACTTGAGCCGTTCCTTCCAGAACTCAGGGACGAACTCGTCCAGGGCCTCCTGGGCGACCCCGGAGAGGCATCCATGCCATTCGCGCAGTTCAGCCTCGGTCATCCCCTTGGGCGCGCCGTCCTCCGTCCTTCCCTCGCGTTTGTGTTTTTCCAATTTACCCGATGTGTTCATCTCTGAGAAGACGCACAGCCAGACCCATGCCGTCTTCATTGTTTCCGCGGCGAACCACTCTGCGAAATCGTAGGCCCGCCGGATTGCCTCGTATGGCTCCGCGCAGTCCGGAGTCAGAATACACCGGGCTAAAGTCAGCGTCGCGCTGGTAACATACTTTCGCGCAATCTCCAAGCTCGGACCGAGGTCCTTCAAATCCTGAGCCAACGTCACCTCGGCAAGCGCCAGCCCAGTTTCGAATTTGACCCTGGTTGGCGAATCCATCGACCTCGCTTCGCTCGACGATGACACCCGAGCAGCCATTGACGCTGGGGGCCTGACCGCTCCCGAGTCTGGATGCTCCGGCTGTTGCGCCAAATCGCCCTGCGCTGCGCCGCGAGTGTTAGCGGAGTCTGGTGGCGTGGTCGGAGAGTAAATGAATCGCCAGTGTGCAACTCGGTCTTCTATGTATGGCTTGATAGCCATCGCGAGGCTGTGCCGTTCGCTCAGCCCGATGTACTGCCACCATTCCAGGTTCGTCAGATTGATACCCGGCGGCTCCCCCGGCGCGGGCGGCGGCAACGGTTCAAAGAAACGGAATCGGTGTTCAATTGCATTGCTCAGCAAATCGTAGAAGACACAGGTCGGGTCCGGGTCATTTCCCGCCACTACGGCAACCTCTCGGCCCTCGGGTTTTCCGTCCGGCCCATCTTGCCAGAGCATCCGTATTACCTTCTCACCGGGGCAGCGGTCCCACTCGCGACCGAAGAGATCCCTGAGCACCATCGGAAGCAGTAGTTGATCGAGTGCTTCCTGGTAGGCTGCCAACGTTCGGGCCACATGGCTATAGGCTGAGGCGTAAACATCAAAGACCGCGACCGCATAGCGCCGGAAGGGTTCGACGAGAGCCGCCAGCGCGGGCCACTCTTTTCCGGAGAAGATGCCTTCCAGTTCGTTTCTAACTGCCGCCCGGCCGTCGAACACGCATGCTGAGATGCGCTTCTCGTCTTCGGGCGTCCAAATGCTCGCCTCAGGATCGGAGCCCTCAGGATTGATCCACCGAACCGAGCCGTCAATCGACGTGACGCGCAATCGATCTTTCAGAGACGATGCGCCTGCCTGCCGGGCTCCCGGTGGCGCATCGTTGCCGGTTTCTGCCGTTCCGTAAAGCCCGGCATGTGCGCCATACCGCTCCACGTAGTCATCGCACCACGCCTGCAGGCCAGTACTCAGGTCCGCCACCAGCGGTTCGATCTCCAAGTCCAGTCCGAGATCTGAGTCCGCGTCCTTGGCGACGTTTTTCAGGTCAGCGAGAACGGACTGGAGAACGGCAGCCATCCGCGACTCGAATTCCGCGCCCGTCAACCCCAGGGACCACCACTCCCCACCAGCCAACGCCGCGAGTTCACGTGCGTAGCGCCCCAATAAATCGTGGACCTTTAAACGGAGTGCAGCCGTGATCTCGTCCCAGCCCAACTTTCGCTTATCCGTCGGCCCATCCCACACAATCGGGCCTAGAAACAGCGAACGCGGCCCCATGGACTCGTAGTAGTCGGCGTCCTCGCCGGAAGGACCATCCCTCTCCAACTTGCCCGACCATTTGTGAAGTCGCTGAACGTTCTGCCAGCAGCGGTCGCGCAAGTCGCCCTGGCCTGCTTCGAGTCTTCGCCGCGCGTCTTCCGGTAGTTGGGTCGGCATCGCTCCTCGGCGATTCCCTGCCTGAAGCCGCCGGTTGCTGGAATACGTTCCAGCCTTCGCCCTGGTGAATCAAAGAAGGACTGGGCGGCTTGCAGGCTAGATTAGCAGAACGCGGTGAGCCCGACCAACATGGGGATGGCTTACGGCGTCGCGGTCATGCGTTCAGCCGACGCACTTGGGGTAAACGGGGAGGACGGCAAGAGCGATGGGAGAGGGACAACTGGAATCGGCGATGGCCGCGGTCGGTGCAGTGACCTCGCGATTCGCCGTGTATGAAATGGGACTACGGTTGCGGGGAGTGGGTGGAGGATAACGACATCGTGCTTTTGCGAAGACTCACGAACGTGCAGGCGATTCCGGCCCGCGACGAGCGCCGTCCGCGACGCCCACGTGGGCACGTATCAGTTCTTCGGATCGTTGCACTGACGTCAGTAGATAAAGGAGCTGTCGTCGCTCGTGGGCAGCGGTAGCGGCCATCCGAACAGGCACACGTGGTCGTAGGCCCAGAGCTTGATGGCCGGCGGTCCAATACGGCTGGCGTTTACGAACTCACGCATCCATGGCCAGGTGCTGTAGTACAGGCCCATCAAGTAGCGGCAGTGGGCTTGGTCCCAGGAGAGTTCCTTCCATGGGTACTGCGCGCACCGGGTCGCCTGGTCGAGGTTGTGGTTGATTCCCGGATATTGGTAGCCCTCGATGAGGAACGTGTCGAAGCCGGAGCCTGAGCGTGTCGTCCATTGCGAGGGCAGGTTGATGTACCGCGTCAGCTTGCAGTTGTCCGGATCGTTCACGTCCATCGGCCACAGCAGTTCGAACACGGCAGAGGGGCACTGCGACAGAACATAGCTCTGAATCGCGGCCACGTAGTTGTACAGGCGCGTCCGCAGAAAGTTTGCGTCGGCGTAGCTGTTGAGCGAGGGATCGTCGTTCGGCGTGTGGAAGGTCGCCAGCGCGCGGCCGAGTGCCGACTGTGCGGCGGCCTGCGTGTCCGCGTCGTGAAACGCCATCCCGGACGCGTTCGCCAGGAACCACCAGAGGATTTCGCCGAACTGGAGTTTGGGCGTCAATCCTGCCGCCAGCATCAGGCCGGCCATCGCGGCGAAGGCTTGACCCATGTAGTTCTGCGGCCCGGAGCTGAAGGCGATCTGCGAACTGTTCAACGTGCCGAATCCCGTTGCGGTTTCGACCGCTGTGCCGTCGGGGAAGCGTTGAACCCAGACAGCGCCACCGGCAGGATTATCCGGCGGTTGCACCAGTTCCTGGGAGAACGAGCAGACCGCGCTCATGTTGTTCGCCTTGAGCAGGCTGAAGAAATCCGAGTTCCAATCGCGGAACGCCCGGTTGAGCACCGGCGTCTGGGTTGGATCGATGACCCACTTCACGCCATACGTGCCGCCTTGCATGTCGCCGGTCACCGCGGCGTGGCCGCTGCCGGTATTGGACGCGGGCAGTTCCGTGTAGACGTGATACTGCCAACCGCTCGCGAACGAATGGGAAGTTACCGACAGCGTGCTGCCGGAGACAGAGGCCCAGACGCCGTCAAAGATCGCGTTGATGAAATTGGCGAAGTGCCGCGCGATGGTATTGCTGCTGTCCTGGCCGCCGAACACTGTCTTGCCGATAGCCGAGGCGCCAATGTGCAGCCAGATGACATCCTGGTCGTTCCAATTGCCGGAGAACGTGACCGTGCATGTGGGGTACGCGGGATTGGACGCCACCGACTGCTTCCACCAGAAGACACCGCAGTAGTGATCGATCTCGCCCAGCAGCCCGAGCTTCTGAATGTTCCACACCAGCCTCTGCGGCGACAGCTTGTAGGTGTTGTCCGTGTCGAAGTCGGTGGCCACCGCCACGGCGGTAGTCGTCGCCACCGGATCGGGGACGTCGCTCGCCACCGCGCATTCCAGGAAATCGAAATAGAAATACCAGCCCTGGCTCGAAGCGTTCTTATTGCCCGAGAGCGTGATCAGCACCTTGTGCTGCCCTGCTGCAACGCCGGAGAAGAGCAGGCGTCGAGTCTGGGAAGTCGTGGCGGTGGGGTAATAACAATCGAGCGTCACCGGCGCACCTCCGTCCAACGTGGCGGTCACGATGCCGCAGGTGGTATCTAGCCGCGTGCCAACGTAGATGGAGTGCGCGTACTGGCAGTGCGTCTCGACGGTGACGCTGGTCCCGGAAGCCGCCGCCCGAATCGCGCGCCCCTGGCTCCAGAAGGCGAATGCGCCGTTCACCGGGTCGTTGCCTGGCGCGGGTTCCCAGTATCCGGACGTGGTGGCCCAGGTGCTGTCTTCCTCGATGCGGACCGACCCGGGTCCGGCCACCTTGAGCGCGCGCTTGCTGGCCGGGCTGCTGGTCACCGTCCAGTTGGTGACCACCACCTTCCACTCAGTGGACGGGTACGCCTGGCTGTTCGGGAGCGCCGGAGCGATGGTCCACCAGACCTTGTCCACATTGCTCCAACCGAGGGCGGTGAAATCGATGTGAACGTGCCACGAGACGTTATCCGATGAGCCGCCGGACAGGTTCCAGTTGCTCGCGGTGAAGTAAAGACGGCTGCTGCTGTTGTTGTCCGTCTGGTAGAACGCCACCATGTTGCCGTCGGCTCCCGGCGCGGCCGTGATCACCAACTGGTTCGGCGCAACCACGGCGGCGCTGAGCACGACGGGGCCGTTCAGCACCCAGTTCGTTCCGTTGATTTGGCCGGCGATGTTGTTCAGGATGGTCGCCGCGCTCGTGCCTTGCGTCAGCGATGCAGCCGCGGAGCCATCCGAACTCGACACCGCAATTGGGCCCGCGACGCCGGCCTTCAGCGTAATGAGGATCTCGTTGTTGTACTGGCCTCCCACCGTGGCCGTGCAGTTCGGGTCGTTAGCGTTGATCTGCGCCGCGACGTTGGCCGCTATCTGCGCGCTGTTCAGCGATCCTTCGTAGCAGGAATACGTGACGCTGCTGATTTTCACCCAGTGCTGGTAGTTCGACAGCGTGGTGCCCCCAGAGCCGTCGGAGCTAGACACTGCCACGGGGCCATACTCACCGGACCTCAGCGCAATGAAGATCTCGTTGCCATAGGCGCCTCCCGTGGTGCAGGAGCAATTTGGATCGGAGGCATTGATCTGGGCGGCGACGTTGCTCGCGACACCCGCGCTGTTCAGCGATCCCTCGAGGCAGGAATAGGTGTTCGATCCGATCTTGACCCAATGGTTATAAGCCGCGTTCCCCTGCCACCACAGCGCTTGGTCGGTAGTCGCCACCGATCCCTGCCACCACAGAGCCTGGTCGGTGGTCGGATTGCCGGGAATGATCGCTGGGCTGATGAACGACTGGTTCTGATACCACAGCGTGACCTTGTCGCCAGCCTGCGCGCTGGTTTGGTTGAGCGTGAAGGTGGCCGATGCCCCCGCGCGCCCAGTCGTGTTGCACGTGATCGTGATGCCCGTCGTTCCAATCCACTTCACGTCGGTGTGACCGACGCCGTTGACGGAGTAGTCGAGGGTGTTCCAATCCGTCCACGCGCTCTTGAGCGATTCCCACGCCTGGATGCCCTGCCAGGTGACGTCGAAATCGAGCACGAGGCCCGTCAGATCGCCATCCGGAAGATACGAGAACAGCGGGTGGCCGAACGGATCGTCTTTCTGGAACAGGACCAGCACAGCGAAATCGGCGAGGTCGCGGAACACGCCCGACACGGTGAAGCCGGTGTCGGACGCGCCCCAAAGTGCCGCTGCCGCGCCGTAATCGTCGAAGCCCTGCAACGCCATCGTGCGATGCGGCTGCAGCTTGTAGATCGGGTCCATTACGAGTAGATGAAGACCGAGAGGTTCGAACCGGGGAACGTTGTCCCGACCGCCGTAATGCCGATAGAGACTGCCGTGTTCGCCGGGATCTCGGTAAGAGCGCCGACCTGCGACGGAGTGGCAACCACTGCCGTCTGGCCGGCAGGAATGGTCAAGGTCAGCCAGGCGGAGCCGCCCACGTAGATCGTGAACGTGATCGCCGCGCCGGTGGGCGCGGCCTGGACGTAAGCCTTCACGTCACCGACAGTGACGGGGCGGTTCAAATAGAGAGGCTGCGCGGCGTTGGATTCCACACCAAGCGTGCCCTGCATCTGAAAGACGAGGCCAGCGACCTTCGAGAGCCCTTCCGCGCCGAACACCCAGTCCTCGCGGATCGGCGCATCACCGTCTGGCGATTCGTTACCGTTCACGTCAACCGTAAAACCCGCGATCACGAGGGCCTCGTCCACGAAATTGCCGGTGGGCATGTTGATCGTGGTCACCGCCAGCGGGTTGCCGTTATCGAGCGAGGTTGTGTCGCAGGAGTACGGCCACGTCGGCTCCTCGATGATCCACACGTCGCCGGGGTTGATGACCATGGGGAGGTCCCAGGTGATGGTGATCGCCGTGTTCGCGGTGATCTTCCGCGGCGGCGTGCCGCGCGAGACACCTTTGATCACTCGCACCAGGTTGCCCACCTCCGCACCGGGTGTCATACCACCGGGATAAGCGATGTTCTGGCACCCGGAGTCCGTTATGGATGTGGGGTTCGCGGAGTTCGAAGCATCGGCGTTGAACCGGAGGACGAGGCAGTCGCCCGACTGCACAATGCCGTTGGGGTCCGGAGTGACGCCGATGGTTCCGGTGCTGGAATCCCACGACGTGACCGTTGCGCTGAAGTACGGTGTGGCACTTTCCGGCCTGCCGATGATCGAGATGATGCGGCCCACCGGCGTGAACGAAGGATTACTGGATGGCGGGCTGCCTTTCAGGTACCCGACCACGAGCGCCCCGGTTGAGACGCTATCGACGGGCGCGCCGATGATCCCGCCATGAATCTCATGCTTGGCTTTCAGCCGGACCTTGCTGACGTATGGCGACGGCAGGGCCCACGTCGAGCGCACCAACGGCCCGCCGAAGGTGATCGATCCAGGCGTGTAAGTGCTATTCGGACCCGCTGTCAGCGCTCCGGTGGCCTGCGCGCAGATCAGATCGTCCTGGGTAGCCACGAACAACACGTAGGAAACGAGGCCCGCGACCGCCGGCCAGGTAATGTTCTCCAGTGTGAACGCGCCACCCGCCGCCGCGCCGGTCCCTATGATGGCGATGTTCGACGGAGCCGAAGGAAGCCCGTTCGAATCGACCGCACAGATGGCAACGCGCAACGTCACGTTCGCTGGCAACGATCCGCCCGTCGCGGACTGCGAGATCGATCCAATTCCGGGCGCACCCGCGCCAGTTGCGCTGAACTCGTTAACTGGCAGCTTCCCAGTCACCACAAGGTTCGCGAGCATGCTGCCGTCGGCCATCTGCGCGTAGGACTGGTTCGTATCGAAGGTCCACTCGCCCGGAAACAGCGCGTCGTTCGCTGCGGCCTCCACTTGGTATGGTGCCCACGCTGGCCCGAGCGGAATCGAATAGAACAGGGGCGGCAGGGGTCCGGGCACGACGTCCATCGGCTTCGGTCCCACGTCCAGGTCGTACATGGAATCGGTGACGGTCTGGCCCTCGATCTGCACCGACCAGTCCTTCTTCAGGCTCCATCGCTGAATCCTGAAGGACATCGTCACAATTTGGAACGGAAGATTGGTTCCGTTGCCCGGCGCCGAAGCCAGGAGCAAGCCGGTTACCGTGTGGTAGGTCGGGTCCGTCGTGTAGCCCGTGATCAGCACCTGCACGCCGTTGATCACGACCTCCTTGTTCTGCATGGACGTGTCGAAGGCATCGCCGCTGGCCCAAGTGACCGAGGTGCCGGTGACGTTGCATGTCCCATGGAGTCCGGGGATGTCGGGATGCGTCATCGAGACCACCTGTCCGACCTCGTTGCCGAGACCAAGCAGGGTGGTCTGCCATGCGGCATTGCGCGCGTCGCGCCACTCGGCGGGATTCACGCCGCCGATCTCTTCGCGCGTGCGGGTTGCTCCGATGCGCAACGCCTGGCTCAGCGTCGAACAGCCCACCGAATGCATTTGGCTGGTGAGCGGAGATCCGCCGCGCCCGTAATACGCCGCGTGGCTCTTATCGCAATACTCTGCCGTGTTGGCCTGGTATTGATAGGCGACGTCGGCGAACGAAAGCACCAAGTGCTCGAACCCGGCTTGAATCGGCGTCAGCCGCAGGCTTTGAAACAGAGAGTTGGCGAGCGTGTATGCATCCACCGCGCTGGCGTTGATGCGGCATCCGAGCTTCAGCTTCCCGAACTCCCAGGTGTAGAATCCCAAGCAGCAATTGAGCACCTCGGTGAGCCAGTCGCGGAACGGCTTCTGGCTGCTGATGATTCCCTGGAACTGGAACTGCGTCTCCACGCCGGTACCAAGGATGGCTGCGACCTGGTCAGCCGCGATCTCGGCCGCACCGCTTCCATCGCCCACTATGAGCGACGGCAGCACGAACGTGGCGAGCTGCGCGAACGACGTCGGGCCGCTTCCGCCGGCAGGATTCGAGCCGGTGGACGGATCGCCATACAGACCCATCGCGCGCAGCAGCATGTTGACGGCGATCCAGAACGGATTGATGAGGCCTCTGATCGCCGTCCGGTTGCCGTTCTGGTCCCACGTCCAGCCCCACATCCCGTAATCGATGGGGACCGTCATCTGGTGCTGGTCGGGAGTGCTGGGCTGAATCGTGGTGGACTTGACGATGCGAATCTCGCACGCTGCCGTGCCCGCCGCGTAAACATTCGGCTCCCAGACCTGCGGCGACCCTTGGCCGAGCGAGAAATAGTCGGTGCTCGAATTCGCTGGGTCGCTGCCGGTGACGTAGCGCAACCCCATGTCCGGCTGGTACTTTGTGACGTTCAGGTTGCCGTCGAGCTTGAGGCCCTGCCAGAGGTAGCCATCGACCATCGGTGCGACCACGTATCGGTAGCCGTCGGCGTTGGTGACGACCATCGACGCGGTGAATCCGCCGAGAGGCCCGGCACTGAGAATGCCGAGCGAGTCGGCATAGCCCGATTCGTCGCGGTAATCGACCATCAAGGCCGTGGCCAGGAAGGCGAACAGTGGGTTTCCACCGCTGTTGCACCAGATTTCGGGCAATGCCAGACCCCAGATCGTGTCCGAAACAATCGAAGTCGCGGTAACTGTGTTGCGTCCGAAGCCGAGGAAGCCGGTTGAATCGTCCTTGATGACGACGCCCTGTGGGTCGGCCTGGTGCGCGCCGAAGTAGGGAGCCATGCCATGCACCTGGCAACCGTTCGCCGATTCGAGATAATAGTCGCAGGTCGTGGGATCGCCGCCCGCCGCAGTCACCGCCGCGGCGCTGTGCCCTCTCGTGGTCCACGGACAGTTCACACCATCGTTGTAGGTCTTCCAGCACTGGCGGCTGAGCTGCCGCTCCGGGTACTGGTTCATGATCTGGAAGAACCCGTCGGAGCACGTTACCGGGAAGATCGGCGTTCCATCGCTGGTGAAGTTTTGGATGACGCCTTTCCAAAGCTGCAGCAGAATTCCGGAATTGACGTGGAACAGGCAGAGGTCGATCTCGGCGTACTTCAGATCCGTGTCATTGGCGAGTTGCGTCATCACGCGGTCGCCGTTGCCGAAGGTGAACCGGACGTTATCGGAGGTGCCTTTGATGTCCTGCGAAATCAGGACGTCGGAGCCAGGCTCGCCGATTCCGATCAGGCGCGGCAGGTATAGCTGGCCGCCCACCGTGACGCGACGGTCGGAGACGTAGATGTCGGCGACCGCAGATTCGCGCACGCGGATGTGCACCAGTGGGACGATCTGCTGGACTTCGGAAAGCAGTGCCGTGGACAGTGCGGTAGAGGGGAACCGCAGGCAGGTGGAGTTGATCGTGTACGCAGGGGATTGCGTTGGATCTACAACCTCGATGAGGTTCAGTCCCACCTGCACCGCGTTGCGCAGGTATTCAAACGAGATCGGCGTCTGCTCGAAGGTCACCAGCACGCCGGTGGTCGTGCCGCCGGGGTTGGGGACGTTGTAAGTGAACGCTTTCCACGGCCCCTGCATGGCTTCCCAGAACGCCTTGAGCTGGTTCGTTTCGGCCCAGTTCAGGTTCTGGTGCTTGAACTGAAACTTGCGTGGGCCGATCCCGACGTAGTAACGCTGCTCCTGCTTGGCGTCGAGGCTGCCGAAGCGATGCACGATCACCGGGCGTTCGACGGAGAAGCCGAACGGGTACTGCGTGGTGAGCGGGAATGTCTGGCCGGAGTTGATCACCGTGGGGACGGTGATGCGGCCGATGGTGTCGGGCATAGCTGATAGGTAAAGACGGAACCCAAAGGCGGAGGCAATCTACTTCTTTATTCCGGTTACAGTTTCTTGTACTATACTCTCAGTGATGAGCGAACCACTCAAGGCTTGTTCATTCGAGAACGAGACGAAGCCCGAACGCCACGCCTGCCGGAGGTCGAATCTACGGAGGATCCTGGGGTTGGCCAGCCGGTCCTCGGCTTCCAAATTCTCTACCCTGAATGTACATATCCGAAAAGACGCTGGATGACCTTCTGCTCCAGGTCATCAATCGACTCCTTAGCAGGAAACGCCGCATCGACGCGACTCGCGGGACTACGGCAGAACTGACAGGTGTCATGTTGAAACTCAGGGACCCGAGAGCCCGCCTGAGCCGAACCGAGAAAAGAGGCATCCTCTTCAGTTGTCTCGGCGAGCTGTTTTGGTACTTGGCGGGAAGCAACAAGGTTCACTTCATCAAATACTACTTGTCGCGATATTCCGAGGAGTCTGACGATGGGCGAACAATTCACGGCGCTTACGGACCTCGGCTCTTCAACGCGCGTGGCAACGATCAGGTACATAATGTGCTAGAACTGCTAACAACGAAGCCTACATCCCGGCGCGCTGTTATTCAATTATTCGATCCTGCTGATCTTGGTGAACCGCACAAGGACATTCCATGCACTTGCACACTCCAACTTATCCTGCGCGATCATCGGCTGCACATGTTAACCAGCATGAGGTCAAATGACGCATTCAAGGGCCTGCCCCACGACGTATTTGCCTTCACCATGCTTCAAGAGATCATGGCCCGATCCTTAGGCGTCGAACTTGGCACGTATAGGCACACCGTTGGAAGCCTTCATTTGTACGAGGAAGACCGAGAGAAAGCTCGCCATTTCGTCGAAGAAGGTTGGCAATCGACAGTACTCATGCCGCCGATGCCGTTTGGGGACCCGTGGCCTGCAGTTCGCCAAGTATTGAAGGCAGAGAGCGCGATCCGTCGTGGCCTGTTCGATGGCCGGGACCTTAGCCTTGGAAACTATTGGGGGGATATCGTGCGCCTGCTCGATATCTACCGGTACTCCAAGAATGGCGACCAAAGACAGATTACGAGACTTAGACATAAGATGCTCTCTCGTGTTTACGACCCGTATATTGAAAAAAGACGGCAAAAGGCCGCCCGTCAAGGGGCGGCGCAGACGAAACCGATCCAGGGGAAGTTGTTCGACAATGGCGAACCGGGCTCAGAAGGTCCGATCTAGCCGTACTTTCAGTGTGTCACGCTTTTGGTTCGAATCGATAAAAGGAAGGGAATGAACGTAACACTCTCAGCATTGATCAGGCACCTAGGCCAGGACGGCCTATCCGAGACGACCGTCATACCGTGGAGCTGCCCGGTCCCTTCCTTTGGGGATGTATCAAGAGCCAGAGTTGCGACACTCGGCCTCAACCCCAGCAACCGTGAATTTGTGGACCAGTCCGGAAAAGAACTTGTTGGCCCATCTCGCCGTTTTCACACGCTAGGCTCGCTTGGCCTTGCTCACTGGTCGGAGGCGAAGTCGGAGCATATGAGGTTGGTTGGGGAATCGTGTCGGACATACTTCTTGGGGAATCCGTATGACACGTGGTTCAGACAACTTGACCATGTCTTAGCTGAGGCGAACGTCTCGTACTACGGTCTTATAGGCGGCGCCTGCCACCTCGATCTGATTCCGTATGCCACAGCCCGCAAGTGGACCGACCTTAGTAGTCGACAGCGCTCATCCTTGTTTCGCGTGGCCGGCGACACACTGGGACACCTGTTGGCGGAGTCGCCCATAAGACTTCTGGTGCTGAATGGCAGCGCCGTAGTAACACATTTTCAAAACCTCTCCGGGATTCGGCTGGAGAAGCAAGTGATTAAGGACTGGACGCTCTATCGGCGTTCCCAGCCCGATGTTCTCGGCACCGCTTATAGGGGAGTGATCAGTCATCTCCTGGGCGTCAAGCTCCGGCGCGACGTGTCGGTGTTCGGCTTCAATCACAACATTCAGAGCAGCTTCGGTGTCACACGTGAGGTCAAGCTCTCGATTCGCAGGTCGATTGGACGTATGGCAGACCAGGTGTTCTCGTGAGACCTAAGGATCGGGATCTCGCCCGCCAGCTTGAGGCAGCGCTGCGTTGTTTTGAATCCCAGGACCTCCCGCTTCCCGGCATCAGTAGTGTCGCGACTCGCGGGGCCTTCATCGAGCAGTTGATCGAGAGCATCCGAAGGGTCAAGTACATCTCGGTGATTTGTAACTCACAGATAAGCGCCTCTCGTGCAGACCCTGCTAGCGATATCTTCGATCCTATCAAGGCGGCGGTTCTGCGCATGCGCGAAGCACAGACCGATGATGCGTTTTGGTTCGTGTTCTTGTCTGTCCACTTCGGAAAGCACCGAGTTGACGGGTGGCGACTTGCCCGAGATATCTACGGCTGTTTATGCCTCGGAGCACCATGGGATTGGGCGCGAACAAGTGCTGATCCCAGGGAATTTCGTAGGTGGCTGGGTGAGAACCAAACACGACTGAAGAGCGGTGGAGTCGGTCGGCGTTTTGGCAATCACCGCAAGTACCAGAGCCTTGACGCTTGGAGCGAAGCCGGCACAGGGGCGGCATTCGAAAGTTACGTCGAGTGGGTCCGTCCTCCCCGTACCCACAAGGCACTGGTTCAGCATGCCTACGAGCAAGCCAACCGTAACCCGAGGGCGGCATTTGAATGCTTGTATCGATCTATGGACAAGGTGGCGTCTTTTGGGCGAACGGCGAAGTTCGACTATTTAACGATGATAGGGAAGTTGGGCCTAGCCCCAATTGAGCCCGGCTCTACCTTCATGCAAGGTGCCACTGGGCCATACTCGGGAGCAGTGTTGTTATTCGGTCGAAGGACGGGCGCTACGCCGAGTCGTCCACTGTTGGACGATTGGGTCACACGACTCGGGACGCGATTGGGTGTCGGCATGCAAGTGATGGAGGATGCTCTCTGCAATTGGCAAAAGACTCCTTCATGCTTCAAACGATTCCGTGGCTGAAATGAAGGCTTATTCGTCGAGTTGTTCCCACTGAAAGCGCGCTTTAAGCATGTTCAACTGGTTTCGTCGAGCTCTCCCAAGGTTCTGGAGTTGACCGAGGATGATACCCGGCGATACTCCGACAATCCTCGCGAAGTCTCGGATTGCATGTCGGTCAATGGTCAGACGCTGCAACCCGGGTTGATATTCAGGGGGGACGAGGGCAAGACCAGCGAACTGGTTGGCTTCTGTCTCCTCAGTACCGGCCATCTGTCCACCCTCCAAGAACAGCGCCTTGTTGCTGTGCAGTAAGAGGTGACCAGCCTCATGAAAGAACGTAAACCAGAAGTGGTCATCTGAAAGGTATCGGAGACTCAACAGCAAGAGCGCCTTGCTTGGTGAAAGAAAGCGGGTGGCCCCACTAGCACGACAGCCGGCAGGCGCACGGACAACGACGGCTGCAACTCCGCACTGTGCGCAGAGTCGCGTGAGTTCAGGAAGGAATAACTTGGGGTCGCGCTTTCTAGTCAGCGGGCGAATTTCCTCCAGAGTTTTGCGGAAGAGCTTGTCGTTCCAGGGCCTGCAATCAATTGCTGCACCTTCGATCTCGCCCTTGCGCAGCCACGCTGCGACGGCCGCCGGTTTTGAAGTAAAGGTCGGAGATGTTCTGAACGCTGCTCTTTCCAGTACGCGGCGGTACGTTGCACGGAAGGCGTCTACATCCACAACACCAAAAAAACGCAGACATGCCGCCGCTGGATCGATTACGGAAAGATTTGGATCAAGCCACCCGAATCGGCGCATATCTCTTACGGGAAGCTCAGTCAGCCAATCCTCCGGCACTTTAGGTTGGACGCCCTTCTGACAGTGGCCTGCTGAACCACTATACTGCGCTTCACGAAGCATCCAAAAGTCCGAGGTCGCCCCAAGGACTAGTTCAAGCTTGCGCGCCGTCTCGGCTGAGATCGTGACACGGCCCGCGAGCAGATCGGTCGCGTGCTTTTGCGTGCACCCCATTCGTTGGGCGAATTCGTCCACGGAACAACATTGCGCCGCAAGAATATCAGCCATGGTATCGCCGGGAGGTGAGATCCAGTCTGGCTTGAAAGCGGTCTTCTCAGGCATGATCATTCTCGATATCCACTACCTTAACGCGGTTCACTTTTGACCAGTCGACACTGCCGTTGTCCAGTTTGGGAACAAGGTTGTGGTTTGCACAGATAACGAGCCGACAGCCATCAGAAAGGCTAACCACAAGGTGGTTTAGGCGGCGACTCGCAACTTTGCGAGGCCGACCCGCTACGAGTTCCTTGACGCAACTGGCGGCACGCAGGTCGGCAAGTCGTGCCTTCAGCTTTTCAGCAACTTCCGCCCCCAAGGCCCGTCGCGCTGCCGCTTCGCTCTCGCAGATGTGGCGAAGTTGTTTTTCGGCGAACGCGATTTCCAAGGCAACGACCAGGTCCCACGCAGGCAAAACGCGTAGGACAAATCGGGGCTGGGCATAGTCGGCTACGCCCCCGCGCGGGCGCATCACCGTCTCCCCGACTTTGAACAGTTACCATTTTAGATTAAGAATCGTCTCGAGTCGATTTTCGATTCCACCGACCTTCGACAACCTTCAAAGTTGCTGTAAAAGCGCTGGCCGCGACGGACGAACGAAATTCCAAGAACCCTCTACGACACCTCCACCAGTTCGAGAGCCTGAACGTTCGTCCGCGCGATATCCGTGGCCTGCGCCCAGTTGCCGCGAAACACCGCCGTCACGCGCCCCTGCGTGTTGTTGCCGGTGGGATCGTAGTTGCTTCCAATCTGCTGGCCTGACGCCACGTCGAACGGGTCATAGAAAGCGAACGGCGTCAACCCGGCATTCTGCGAGACCCAGAAGCTGTACAGCGCCGAGAGCACCGATGCGCTCAGGCGTTTGCTGAGCCGGAACGTCCGCCGCGAGGTCTGCGCGAGTTGCGACCGCTGGATCGTTCCGTCGTGATACTGGTTCTGAAGCTGCGCATACTCGCGCAGTTCCGTGAACGCGGTACACAGCGACGCCGGCATCACCCCGTTGGGTGCGGATTGTACGAGATTGCCTGGCACGTTGAATCACGCCACCGTCAATCCGGGCAACTGCATGTTGGCCGATTGCTGCGTGCGGCCGTAGCTCGAATACTGCGCTGCCATCGCCTGATCGGTCACGAACTGCGGCGTGACGAACTGGCCGGTCATGAAATTCGCGGCGTCGTTGCCGCTGATATTCAGCGAGAGGTAGGTCGCGCCGCTGCCGCCAGCCGTGTTCGGGCCACCGGGAGTGGGATAGGTTCCGGTCGCGATACCGCCGAGCGTCGGGATGTTCGAAGCGTATGCGTGAGCCTGGCCATCCTGGTAGCTGGCCTGTTGATAGAGCTTGCCGCCCTGCTCCACCAAGCTCCCCGCGTAGGGCGTCGTGGCCGATAGCGGCATCTTCTGGCCGGTGGCTTCCGAATACAGCATCACGAGTTGCCGCACGCTCGGGGATCGCACCGCCACCGCGATCTGGCCGCCGAACTGCGACTGCGCGATCTGGACGACCTGCTTAATCGTGCCGCTGTTCTGGGGAATGTCGACGCCGTAGATGCTCTTGATGTCGTCGTGCGCCTCCCTCTGCGGAGACTTGACGCCGGCTATCATCTCTCCGATGCCAATGCCGAAACCGGCCGCGCCGCCAATCAGCGCGCCCAATGGGCCTCCCATCTGGAACCCGATGGCCGCCCCGCCAGCCGTCCCTTCCGCTGTGCCCGTCCATGTGCCACGGCTGTTCCCGAGCAGCCCTTGTTGCGCCAGCATCGTGCCACCCGCCAGCAGCGCCGCGCCAGCCACGCCACCTACTCCGGTGATCTTGCCGCCGGAATCTCCGGTTTGGACGTCGTTGCCGTTTTCATCTGTGCCATAGGTCGGATTAGACGGGCTCCGCTTGAAGCTGCCCCAGTTCGTGTGCTTGAGGTTACTGACGATTCCCGCCAGACCGCTCGGCCCGCTCCCACCAGCCGCGCCGCCGCGCGCCCCGCCGCCGAACAGCATCGACAGCGGATTGAATCCGCCCGTCCCGCCTTGCGCCCGGTTCAACGTCGGCATCCCCGCCGATGCGCCGGACCAATCTCCGCCGCCAGCAGCCCAAGGAGCGGGAGTATAACCGCCGTTGGGCGCGCCCGACCAAGAGTGATCCGTCCCGCCGCCCCCCGCTCCACCGCCAGCCGCTCCGGAGCCGCTACGCGTGCCGCCGCCGAACAGTATTGCAATCGGGTCGATCCCGGTACCACCGGAATTCCACGCAGCCGGGGAGTAACCGCCCGCCCCCGTAGGCGAGCTCATTTTGGCCGGCGCAGAGATCGATGGAATTGAGATTCCTAAAACGCCCGCAGCGCCCGTGGCACCAGTCTGCAAGGATGGAGCAGCCACTCCCATGCCTGCGGCCAGGATAGCCGTCAACGCCGCCATCACCGCGCTGTTCTGCATGGTCGCGGCGGTGTTCTGGTCGGTGGACACGCGCACCGGGTCCTGCTTACCGCCCTTGAACACACCAGCGAGCCCGCCCTGCCCATCCGCGCCGTAGATGATCGGATGGAGGACGTTCGCCGCCATGCCGCCCAGCGTTTCGGTCACCGGCTTGAGCACCGCGGCGTGGACCGTACTCAGCAGGTCCTTGCCGAAGTTCTTGGGCTTGGTGAACAGCACGTCGATCAGCTTTTCTGCCTGCTTCTGCAGGCTGTCGAACTGCGACTGGATCTCCTGCTGGCGTTTCTGCTGGAGCTGCGCCTGCTTTTCCTCGAGCTGATCCTGCGCCTGGGCGACTTCCGTGTACAGATCCTTCTGCGCCTGCGCCGCCAGGACGGAGCGCTTGGCCGCGTTCTCTTCTTTCGATATCCGTTCCGCTTCGATCCCCGCCAACTGGACGGCCAGATCGAGCCGGATCTGGTACGCTCGTTGCGCCGCTCCCTCTTCCTTTCGCGCCGATAGCTCCCGCTTTTCGGCCTCAGACATCGCCATCGGCGTCTCCTGGCTGGCGGTCAGTTCCGCCACGCGCGAGGATCGCGCAGCGCGCCGCCGCAGTTCATCGCGCTGCGCCTGGACTCCGATGTCCTCGATCCGTTCCTGCGCGGCGAAGCCTTCCTCCCACTCCTTCATCTGCTCTTTGCTCGGCATCATGAGGGCGAGCATTTTCTTCTGCTGCTCGGCCGCTTGCTTGTCGGCGTACTTTTCGAACTCCTCCCATGCCTTTTTCGAGAGCACGGCCGCCTGCTCGTCCGCCGCCTTGCGGATCGCCGCAATCTCCGATTCCGACGCCTTCACCTTCGCGGCCTGCTGCAGGAGCTGGTCGCGCTGATAGTAGATTTTGCCGATCGCGTCAAGCTCGGCCTCATCGCCCTTCTTCTCGAACTCGGCCGCCTGGCGGCGGAAATCCTTGAGCTGCTCCGCGCCCTTTGCCACCGCGTCCAATGCCGCCTTGCGGCGCGCCTCGGTAGCTTCCGCGGTGTGGAGTTGTTGGCCCAGATCCTGTGCCTGAGCCTTCGTCAACGGCTTGTCGGGTTCGAGCAGTTGCTTCTGGAGCCGCTCGACATCCTTCTTGGCGTCGGCGTAAGCCTTCTCCATGCCATCGTGCGTGCCGAAGAACCGGGCGCGAATGCGATCCGTCTCTTCCTTGCCGGCCCGCAGGTCTGTCCGCTTGGTGGCTGCCTCAGCATCCTGCAGCATCTTCTGCAACTGTTGGATCTGGCCTTGGATTTCGCTCGCGCGCTTCGCGCGGGCCTCCTCGTCGCGGGTGGGCGCAATCGCTTGCAGGATACCGAAATCGCCGACCAGCCCTTGCTGTTGGGCCCGCAAATCCTCGATGCGCTTCAAGGTGGCATCGCGATTCTTCATGATCTCCGGCGCCTGTCGCTCCATGTCAGCAACCTGTTGACGATGACCGGAGATCGACATCTTCGCCCCAATGCCGCCCGCCGCCCGAATGTCGGCGGCGTCCTGCATCGCCTGCTCCTCTTCGCGGCGCTGCCGTTCATCGTCTCCGGCGGTGCTGACGTTATTGAGGAACCAATCGACGCCCTTGCCGACCCACGTCACGGTGACGACCAGCCCTTCTTTGAACTTGCGGACCAGGGCGTCCCACTTGGTTTCGAGCACCGTCACTTCACGCTGGTATTCGGCAAAGCGGCGGATGTCTTCCTCGGTCGGCCCGAAACCCTGCTCGTGGGCGACGCGCAGGTTCTCGTTGAGTTCCGTCATGAACGGAATCGCCTCCACGCCGACCTTCTTGAACAGGTCCATGGCGGCGGCGTCCCGCTGAAGGCCTTCCGGGAGCTTGTTCAGGCCCTCGGAAATTTCCGTCAGAATCTCGGAAGTGGGTTTCATCTCTCCCGTGGCAGTGTGGAAATCGATGCCCATCCCGCGCAAGGTGGCCCGCGCCTTTTCGCCCTCCCTGGAATTGTCGTCGGCAGCCTGGGACAGACCGCGCATCAGGCGCTCGACAATCGAGATGTCCTGTCCGACCGCGCGCGCCGCGAAGCCGAACTGCCCGACTTCCTTCGCGGTCAACCCGGTGCGCAGTTCCGCGTCCTTCACGCGCGTGCCATATTCCCCCAAGCTCTTTGCGGCCTCGAATGCAGACGCCGCAATGGTGCCAAGTACCGCAGCGCCGGCAGTGACCGCGATGCCAAAGGGACCAAGAGCGGAAAGCACGGACGAGAGGGCGCCCTTCGCCCCCTGGAGCGGATTCTCCATGAACTGGCTGACCCGGTCGCCGAACGAGGTGATGGCTTCGGACTGCTTCCGGAGGGCTTCTTCGGCTTCCTTCGCCGCCTTAACCGCGAGAGCTTCGCGCGCGGCCTTCTCCTCCATGGCGATCATCTTTTCGTAGGATCTGGTGATCGCGTCGATGGCCTGCGGCTCGCGGTTGTATCGCTGGAGAAGCTGGTCCCGCTGGGTGATCAGCCGGTCGACACCGCTCTTGCCGTAAGTCTCGGCCTGCTTTTCGAGGGAGGCGATGAGCCGCTGGACCGAGGACCGGGTTTGATCCGAAATCCGGATGACCTTGCCGTGCGACGATTCCGCTTTCTTCTCGAAGCCGTCGAGGGCGGCGTTGGCCTTGTCCGTTATCGGGGTGACCTGGTCCTCTGCTTCGAGGATTACGCGCTCTGCTTGGTCTGCCATTTACGCTGCCTTGAGCATCACGAAGGGACGTGCCTGAAATGCCGCGAGCACGGCCTGGCGGTCGCGCGGCGATACACCCCACTGCGCCTCGCGCCGGTTGTTGAAGGCGGCGATCTGCGAAGCGGTCAGCCGCCGGCCAGGCAGGGTCTCGTCGAGGAACCCAATGGCCGCGCGGTTCTCGTTCGCCGTCAAGACCTTGAGGCACCGCAGGGTGTGGCCGCTCCAAGTCCAATCCCGGATGGGCTGGAGGCCGCGCGCCGCCTTATAGTCCGGGTAACCGCGCTGGCCAGCCAGGCCGAGCTTCAGCGGTGCCGCCGCCTGGTCGTAGATATTCTGCCCGCTCTGGATGCGAGCCCGGATCGAATCCGCCAATACCTGTGCGAAGCCCTGCATCTCCGTCGCGGTGTAGGGCGAATAGACGAAGCGGGCGCTTCTGATGATGGTCTGGAATCTGGCCATGGTAATGCGTTGTCTGATCGACTATGGCAGGTGTCGCCCAGACGCTCAGGCCGTGCGCCGAGTCGTTCTGGCGTAGTCTGGTACGCCAGAGCAACTCGCCATCTCATTCCTGAATGTAGCCGAGAGTCTTCAACCGGATCGCGAGCGCCTGGGCGCTGACTCCGTATTTGCGGGCCAGGCCACGTAGGAAATCGTCATCGAGGAGATCGACGTACTCCTTGTTCGCCAAATCTCGTCCGATGAACTCCCGTGGCATCAGCAGTGAGGCGGCAAAGAAATTGGCCTCTTGCTCTGCTTCATCCGTTCCCTGGCTGGATACATCACTTCTCAGGCGAACCCGGAACTCGTGGTCAACGTGGAGCTGCTCTTGGTCATGGAGTAGAAGGTGTCCGAGCTCGTGCGCGATTGTGAAGCTCTGGCGCGCCGATGAATGACTGGTATTTACGCCAATCACCGCTTGATCCTTGTCACGGTAAAGAAACCCTGAGAGGTCGCCTTCCAGCGAATCCATGTAGACTCTTGCACCCTTCGCCTTGGCGATCCTGGACACCGGTACCGGGGCCTCGGTGATGTCGCTCTCACTTAGAAGAGCGGCGGCCATTGTCTGAATCTTTCTTCGTCGTATCGCCATGCGAGGCTCTCCCTTTCATTCCGATGCCCGTTTCAATAAACGCCAGTTCGTTGCCCCCGCGCACCTGTGACCCAGCCAATGCACCGACATCGATGGTTGCCGTGAGGGCCAGCGGACGGGGGAGCAGTTCCGAAAACTCAGTCTTCAGTTGTTCGACGATTTCGCAGAAGGTGTGGAGCGGAGGATGCTGGCGCCCGCTCTCGATATTGGTCAACGAGGTTCGCGTCAACCCGACCAGCTTCGCCAGAGCATCCTGCGAAAGCTTGCGCTTGTTGCGGCATTTTCGGATGCCTTCGCCGAGTTGCCGGTAGAACTCGGTCTGTTCCGCTGCGTCTTTCATTTGAGAAGTGGGTAAAGCCAACTATACATCAATGTCAGCAATAATGACATGTTTATGATACAAACATCTCATGACAGTTTGCAATGGCAACGCTTGTGATATCCTAAAGCGGGAGGGGCGGGGGTGCTGTTTCCACCGGCCCAATCCGAACACGGCGAAGAATTGGAAAGGAAATATGGCAGACGTTCAAGTAACCTGCATCACCAAACCATATCCGCAGAGCCCCCACGAGCACATCACGCACCTGGGGAACCCGGCGGCCAATTGGAAATTGACCCGCGAACAGGTCATCGCCAGCATCGAGGCGAAGACGAATACGTTTTATGTGTTGGACCCGTACACCGGCAAGCGCTCGAATGTCGGGGTAGTTCATCCGGGTGGGGGACGGGCACCTTACGTTCAGACCCACGCGGACGGCGACTGGAACAACAACCTCCTGTCGCTGAATCAGTGCCCGCTTATTTAAGCAGAAAGGAAAAGACGAACAATGGCAAAACAACCTGGACTCGACAATCGGTACCGCGATAACAGCGGGCAGACCCGTGAGAAGAACGGCAACACCCGCATCGACACCTTGCGGGACATCTACGGACCGGATTTCGCCTCCGGACTGCGCGGCGACGCGCACCTGAGGACGTTGCTCGACCGCACCGGCAATAACTCGCTGTCGGAATACCTGAAGGACCGGAACCGATAACAACAGTGTGGCGGCTTCACCCGCGCTACCGCGAACTCCTGTTGCCGCCGGCCCCACTGTTGATCTGCTCCTGTCGCTCGGCTTCGATCAGCTCCAGCACCCGGAATTCTTCCTCAGTGATGTCCGCGAGCGTGATCGTTAGCCCGATATTCTTGGCGTTCAGAATACGGAAACACCGCCGCACCAGCGTGCCGCTCGGCGTGTCCATCGCCTCTTCGAGGAGGTTCTTGGGGCAGCCGGGTCCGTGGCTGACGTCAATGGCCTTCCAATCCGCGCCGCAGGCGGGACAGCCGTCCAACTCTGTCTGGCCAGAGTAGCCGCACTTTCGGCAGCGGAAGACGCGGTCGGTGCATTCTTCGTCAGGCCCGCACAGCCCGCCCTGGTGCAGCACAGACCGGATCAGGAATCGAACGCCCGGCTCTTCCGGCCAGTCGCCGGGCGCAGCTATTCCGGGTCTTCGTCAGCCTCGATTGCCAGTTGCGCGATGACCTCGGACACCGCTGCCGACTTGTGAACGATGGGCACGGTGCCGGCATAGCCGTCGTGCGAGATGTGCAGCTTGTCGTAGAGCGCGCCGCTCGGCTCCAGGAACGCGCGCGTCTCGACCGACCTCCGCGCTGCAATGACGCTGGTCGAGGCCCGCTCGTGATCCTGCATCTCCTTGGCGGTGGGCATCCGCAGCACATGCACGACGCGCGCGCCGGGGACTTTCATCTCGATCCGGTAGTTGATGCCTTCGCGTTCGACGTTGGCCACGGCGCACCGCTCAATGCGGCCGATCACCATACCGGCTTCAGCATCATCGAACTCGGGACCGTCCTTGTCGGTGCGGATCTTGGCGAAAAGGTCGGCGTTGACCTTCGGCAACTCGATATCCTCGCTCCTCGACTTCCCCCGTCCGAGAAAATGACGGACGGTACGCTGCGCACGCGCCCAGGCGCACCACTCCTCGTCCGAAGGGAACCGCACCTCGCAACTCTTCTCGCCGCCCGACAGGATCGGCACCACAAACGGCTTCGACGCATCGAAGCCTGCTTTCTTTTCGATTTCCATGTGAATCTCCTACTGGCAGATGCCCTGTAGCGGAGTGGTGATTGTCATCGTCACCATCCCGTTCGTGGGGTCGTAGAGTTGAACGCCGGTGATTTGGAGCGTCACGATGCCATCGGTGTTTCCGAGTTCGGCGACGTTGAAGCCCATTTTCTGGATGAGCATCGTGAACGAGTTGTTGGCGTCGCGGGTCATGGTGAACGTGGCCGTCCCGGTGGTAAGGTTGATCAGGTTGGAGTACTCGGTCGATCCCGCCTGCACGCGCACCACAAACTGGACCGCGAATGCGCGATCACCCCACTCGAAACGCCCCTGGATCTGGTAGCCATCCTGGGCTCCCGAGCCAGGGAAGAAGCCGGGCCGGAAGTTGTTTTCCCAGGAAGCTTCCATCGACACGAACTGCTTGGCACTGCCGCCGGTAAGATAGTTGATGCCGTTGAACGTCAGTGTGCTGATCATGCCAGCATTGAATTCATGCGGCGTGGAGATGGCCGGCAGCGTGATACCGCTGGGCGAAGTGTACTGGCCGGTGGTGACGCACTCCACCGCGCACATCGCACTGGCGCGGCCTGGAGAGTTCTTGATGGAGAGCTTCCAGCCCTTCACCGCGCAGCCCACCAGCATTTCGTCCAACACCGCCGACCCACCGGGCCGGATCTGCTGCACGAACGAGAAGTAGGGCAGTTCCAGGCCGGTCGGGTTCGTCGCTCCCAGGGCCGGAACGATGGTGTAAACGTACGGACCGCTACCGCTCACGACAACGTTGCCCATGGAGAAGGACAGCGCCCACGCGAGGAACTCCGACGAGGCGTACTTCGAGAGCTCGTAGGCCGGCATGTTGTAATGCGACTTGAAGAGCTGCGTCGGGAACTCGTGGCCCTTACCGATTTCCGCCCGGTCATCCTCGTTCACGGGGACCTTCGCCCACGGTTTGGTATTGAGATTCGTGTGACGCCAGATGGTGGCGACCAGATTCGCCGTTCCGATAGCGGTCTGTTTGCCGAATCCCCAACCGTTCAGGAGTTCGCTGATATTAGCCATGCTGTTCTTCCTCCTCAGCCACAACTACAGGCTTCTGCGCCGCCACCGGCGCGGGAACCTGATGCCAACCGGACGCCATCAAAATCGTAAGCTTTTCGGTGGTCGCCTCGACTTCCTTCACTTCGCCATCCGGCGATCTCATAAAAACCGTTTCCATGTTGTCCTCATTCCCCGCCGGGATTGCCTTGCTCCACGAGCGTTGCTTGCACCTCGAAGTAATCGAGCGTCGCCCCGTCCGCGCTCACCACAACCGTGTTTCGCTGCGCGGAGGGCAGATCCATGTCCATCGGGTAGCAATCGGGATCGATCTGGAAATGCAGGAGCGACGCCCACGATGGAGCACCCGTTGGTATTGCGCTCACCAGCAGCCAGAACAGATCGGCATACGTGGCGGTGGAATTCTGTTCCGGCGCCCGCAAGTAGATCGAGAAGCGATGCGCGAAGTGCAGTGATCCGCCAGTGAGACGCCGCGGCGTGGTGCCATTCCAGGCAACCAGAATCGAGCCGGGCGGCATCTGTAGGATGGCCAGCCGAAGATTGTTGTCGGTAGCCAGCCCTTCCATGAATGCGCGGATGTTGTCGCCGTCGCCGCCCAGCGCATCGACCAGGTCCGGGCAGGACTGGAGCGCAGTCACCCACTCGCCAAGTATTGTTTTCGGATTGATCACGGAACCGTCAACTCGCGCGCTGCAGCAGTGCCAGGTTGAGCATGCCGTAGGCATCCGGCTGCCGCACCGTCGTCACCACGTACTGCGCACCCCACGCGGTCACCCAGTCGCCCTTGGCCGGCGGATTCGAGAAGTCGGAAGGATTCACCGAGATCTCTTCGAAGTTCGCCATCGCGCCGGACTCCTCGCGCACGCGCAGGTGGCGCACCGCCGTCACCGTGAACGCGCTTCCTTGCGCCGCGCCTGCTTGCACCGGTTGGTACACCACCGGCTCGCCGAACGTCTGCGAGATGACGCCGTCCACGAACGCTTCAATGCTGGGCCAGTTCGGCATCTCACGTCCAGTAGGCGACGATCAGTCCCTCGCCCGCGTTGTTGGCATCGACGTAGTAATCCGATGGCACCAGCAAATGCCTGGAGTCTTCCGCCCAGATGTCGAATGAATCCGCGACGCCGCCACCCGAACCCGTGGGCCAGAACTCTTTGACGACGCCCGTAGCGTTCGCCTTGTTCATGCCGGAGACGCCGAGAAACACGCGCCCCGTATCGCCGATAGCCGCCGCGAAGCGCATCCGCTCCACGCGCAGATTCGTGTCGCTGGTAACGGGCACGGGCGTACCCGGTGTCGGGACGGAGATTTTGCCGAACGATTTTGCTTTCATCGGAATCAGAGCCAGGCCAGGATCTTGTACTTCGCGCTGGTGGTCACCGTCACCTTCACGTTGGTCGAGTCGTGCGTTCCCTCGGTCACCGTGAAGACGTTGGCACTCCCGCTGTTGTCTGCGCAGGAGACCAACACGCCCGCAGGCGCCGACCCCAGGCCGTGCGCGATGCTCTGCTGCGCACCGTTGCCCGTCTGCACCGCCGACAAGAACTGCTTCTGCTTCGATGGATAGCTGCCTTTGAAGTTGGGCTGCGGACCCGCGCTCTGAAACTCCGGAGCGTTAATGGGCGTTTTTTCCACTTTGATTGCCATGCCTCTTCTCCTTTCCGGGTTTAGCCGGTTCTTGTTTGGGAAGCTTGGAGAACGCCCGCTCCGCTTCTGCCTGCGTCCCGATCCGGCGTTGCTCGTAAAGCTGCCGCGCGCGCGTCAACTGGACCTTGTTTGTGGCATCGGGAGCGGGATACTCATCGCCGATGTCTGACGGCGTAAAGCCCTGCAACGGGCGCAGGACGTAAAGCGGCGGAACCAGGCTTCTGGTCAGCCGCGCCCACGATTCACGACGAAGCATCATGGCTACACCGCCGAGATCACGTTGTTGAAGTAGAACCCGAGATCCGCAGAGACCAGGCGCATATCGAACGCCGAGTCGATCTCCACTCGATCCGAAGCGAGGTGCTCCATGCGGAAAGTCTTGATGCGGACGCCGGCGCCGCCGGTGGTTCCGATCAGGCCCGTCCAGTTGAACACGTACCCGGCGCTGGGAGTCATCAGGCCGGCGTTCTTCGGGCGGTAGAACAGCGCCGCGCTCAGGCCGCCGATGAACGAGTTGGATTCAGCAGCGCCTTCCGCCGCCGTGTTGTAGACGGCGTCGATGACCAGGACCTCTTCGAGTTCGAGAATCTCGGCCATGATCTGACGGGTGGCCACTGCCGGGTTCGGCGCGGTCTGGCCGTACTTGGTGCGGTCGATGAAGTCGGGGTGATCGACGAGCTTGTCGAACACCGGGCGGCTCACCACGAAGATGTTCGGCGCGAATCCCCCGCTGGAAAGCCGCATCTGGGTCTTCGCGTGGCGAATGTCCGTGATGGGGTTGCCGTTCGGATAGTTCCCGGAGTCCCAGTAGACGACGTGCGTGGAGTCCGCGGTCGCCTGGCCACTGGCCTGGTTGGTCCAGATCCCGGTGCCGAAGAACTTCGAGACCCACTGATTTTCACGGCGGATCAGTGCCTTCTGGGTGAGGAAGATGGTGGCGTCGCGGTCGGGGGCGAGCGGCGAGTCGCTGTTGGAGCGGATCTGGTCGTCCACGTCCTTGTGCAGCGACCAGACGTCGCAGTTGTAGGTGCCGGTGGAGTTCAGGTTGTAACCCGTGCCGGCGGATTCTGCGGAAAGCGCGCGCTTCTGCATTTCGTCGCGGTTGAAATCCGCCCGAGCGTAGGTGTAGTACAGGTCGCTTTTGTTTTCGACCGGTACCGCTGGAAAGGCCTTGTCCGCGACGAACTCGACTCCGGCGGCCTCCTGAAGGTAGGCCACGGAGATGTTCGTCAGCGGTCGGTTGACGTGAACGTCTTGTAGTGTTGGCTGAGGCATTTGTGATTTCTCCTTGTTTGAGAACGGCTACATCTTGTACGGGCCGAGAAGCAGCGCGGGAATGATTACGCCAGCGCCGCCCGATGCAGCCAGCGCGCGCGCCCGCACGAAATTGCCGGAGGTCGCAGTGATGGCCTGGCCACTGGCGTTGGCCATGAGCGGGTCGCCGTTGTTGACGGCAGCGCCGGTCACCAACTTGGTGATGCCGAGGATGGCGACCTCGCCCTCGACTCCCTGCGCGTTGGGCTTGTCCTGGACCACGCCATCGGCGACGGCGCCAGCGCCCGTGAAGTTGATCTGCCCGGACGAATTGACGGTCACGAGGTAGAACTGCGGATTCACAGTTCCGCCACTCGTGAGGTCCGCCGCCGCCGGAAGTCCTACCGTGCGTAATGTCTGTTCGAATGCCATGTCTGTTGGTCTCCTTTTGCCCTACCGGGCAAGGCGAACGCCAGCCCGCTCGAGCGTGGCGATCAAGCCCTTCGCGTTGTGCTGCGCCACGAACGCGCCGTAAACCTCGGGATGCTCTTCGAGCATGAGGGCGTAGGCGCGCTCCTTGGTCAGCTTGGTGGTACCGCTTTCGGCGTAAAGATTCGG